GCTACTGGACCGCGGATTTACGATCCAGCGTTATGATGCCTGTTCTACGAACAGCATTTACCTTAAGCTGGATTATGGTGTCAGTAACAGCGTCCGCATTAGTGATCACCGTGGTAAGGAGAAGTTGAACTACCGGTATAACATCGGAGCTGACCAGCGCGCCTACCGGAAAGAGGAGGGGAGATTTGTCCGGTATTATTTTCCGGTGTCCCAGCTTGAAAAACTGGTGGACCTGATCGAGGATGAGCGGATTGGGAAGATCCGGAAGTATGGCACAAAGGCATATTTCCGTTACATGGAAAAAAACAAAGAGGAAGGGCGGTCGCTGCCAGGATTCTGGCAGAAAGCCCGATTAATAGAAAGGAGCAGGACATGTTCTTAAAAACAGCAGAACTTAAGAAAATTATGAAAGCCGGCCTGAAACGTCAGGGGCTGATCGTGGGAACTGTTGAGGGCCATTATCTGGTTTATACAGACAGCTGGGGTGTATATCTGGGTGTGGAGTACGCCTCAAACAAATTCAAGGCGGCCATCATGGAGATTATCGGCGACATCCCGGAAGCGTGGGAATGTTATCGGTATACAATCAATTCCGAAAAGGACATCCAGCAGGAAAAGGTATTTGATTATCCGGATCCATATGAGAACTGGAAGAGGGCCAAAGACTTTGCCGTTATCGCGCCGATATTCTTTCATGCATGGCCGCATGAGTATATCGTGTGCCAGAGAAAGAGCGACCTTAAGTTCGTGGTGGCTGATCGCGCACTTACGAACTCGGTGTTTTCAAGAAATGAACTGGAGACAACCGTGGAGACCATGCCGGAGCGGCCGTCGATCCTTGACGGCGTGCTGTATTTCAAGAATGAGACGACCATCTACTGGGTACATACGGAATCGCCGGGAAGCAAGGCCCTGGAGGTGCTGTTTCCCCACCTGAAGGGAATCAGCTTCTTTGAGGATGACTGGCGGCAAAAGGAAGCGCTGGAAGACGTGGAAGACGTGGAAGAGGACAATGCTGATGTGGAGGATGGTGCTGCCGAAGAAGAGCAGCTGCCATATTAAGGAGGAGAAGATGGCGATACCAGTATTAATTATTGGCAGAAGCGGTACCGGCAAAAGTGCCAGTCTGCGGAATTGTCCTGGAAAAGATTTTGCAATGTTCAACGTATTAAATAAACCCCTGCCATTTAAAGGCAAGGTCCCGGCGATTCCGACAGATGATTACGGAGTTATCATGAAGTCTATTACCGGGGCAAAGCAAAAGTCCCTTGTGATTGATGATGCCGGGTATTTGATTACCAATCAGTTTATGCGCGGCCACAGCAATGCCGGCAAGGGGAATGGTGTATTTGCACTGTACAACGATCTGGGAGACCGTTTCTGGTCTTTGGTCCAGCATGTTGTGCAGTTGCCGGAGCCGGACAAGATCGTGTATTTTTTTATGCATGAAGACAAAGACGATATGGGCGATGTAAAGCCTAAGACGATCGGAAAGCTGCTGGACGAGAAAGTATGCGTGGAGGGCATGTTCACGATTGTCCTCCGGTGTGTGATTGACGGAGAGACCCACCGGTTTGTTACCCAGTCGGTAAACGGAGCCGTGAGTAAATCCCCAATGGGGATGTTCGCCGATCTGAGTATTGATAATGATCTGCTGATGGTTGACAACACCATCAGGGAGTATTACGGGATTGAAAACCCGAAGAACAAGGAGGATAGGAAGCAATGATTAAGAAACCGGAAGGATATGATACCGCGGCGGCATACACGGGAGAATTTCAGCAGCTGCCAAAGGGCAAGTACGTATGTGTGATCAAACAGGTCGCAACCAGAACAAGCAGTAACGGCAATGAGCAGTTTGTAATTCTGTACGACATTGCCGAAGGTGAGCACAAGGATTTCTATCAGAAACAGTTCGATGCCGACAGGGCCAGTTCTGCCGATGCGAAGTGGAAGGGAGTCTTTAAGCAGAACATGGAGGGAAAGGGGCTTTCATGGTTCAAGGGGATCATCACCTCCATTGAACGGTCCAACAATTTCACCTTTCAGTGGAATAAGGAAAACAACGAGAAAACCCTTGCGGGCAAGAAATTTGGTGGAGTGTTCCGCCGCCGGCAGTATGAATCCAATACTGGTTCCACGCCAATCATCACGGAACTATATCAGATCCGCAGCGTAGCCGGTCTTGCCGAAGCGGAGGTGCCGGAAGATGAGTTGCTTCCGGAAGGCCCGGCACAGCGCCGGTCGCCGGCAGATGCGGCAACGCCAAGCTTTGTGGGTGACGGCTTTATGAATATACCGGAAGGGGTCGGCGATGAGGGCATCCCGTTCATGTGATCCGGAATTATACCGGAAAGTGAAAGAAGCCGTGACGATGCAGCAGGTCGCAGAGCATTATGGTTTGAAGATGGACCGGAAGGGGCTGTGTCTGTGCCCCTTCCATCAGGATAAGACCCCCAGCTTAAAGATATATCCCGACGGAAAAGGTTTTTACTGCTTTTCCTGTGGAGCCGGAGGGGACCAGATCGGGTTCGTGGCCATGCATGATAATCTGCGCAACTACGAGGCAGCGAAGCAGCTGGCCATGGATTTTTGTGTGCCGGTAGACGAACCGGTTACGTACCGGGAAAAACGGGAAGCGGAGAAGCAGCAGAAACGCCGGCATGAGCTGGCTAAATTTGTAAAGCGGTCAAAGATGTACCTGACGGTTTACAGGGGGCTGTTATGTGAAGCCATTCGCGAACGCAACAGCCACTTTTTGGAGGCCCTTGGCGGGCTGACCTATATTGAGTATCTGCTTGATTGCCTGGAGCAGTGCCCGGAAGAATTATTTGCAGACAAGAAGGCGGTGAGAAGGATTGGAGAAATCGAAGGACGAATTATTGACTGGTATATCCGAATTGAACCCGACGGATCCATTTCCAGATGAGATATTCTATCAGATTTTTGAGATCGAGGACAATATTGAGCGGACCCAGTACATAGAATCCCTCCGGAATACAGCCAGGAAATTAAAGCGGGTAACGGAGTTCAATAACCTGTACAAGTCCTTCGTGCTTGATTATGCCCAGCGTCAGAAACAAACCGGGAATAAGACAAAGTTCACTGACCAGCCGCTGGAACTGGTTTGCGGAGAATGGACTGCCAATGATCTGGGGGTAAGGACGGTACGGTATGACAAGAATGCCATGCCGGTCCCCTTCCAGGCCTGCAGCCATCCCCTTATGCCGGTGGAAATCCTGAAGAATGTAGATACCGCCGAAGAGCGAATAGCCCTGGCATATTTTAAATCAGCAGCCTGGCAGACGATAACGGTTGATAGAAGCGTATGTGCGAATGTAAATAAGATTGTTGATGCTCTCAGTCAATACGGAATCGAAGTGACTTCTGACAACGCAAAGAATCTGGTCCGGTATATATCCGATTGTGTCGGACTGAATCCATTAACACTGAATCCCAAGAAGTCGATCAGGCGGCTGGGGTGGTCCGGAAATGAATTTATGCCTTACGCAAAAGATATTGTTTATGACGGCGACAGGGATTACGATGCTGTATTCCGGAACATTAAGACAGGTGGAAGCTTTGCCGAGTGGAAAGAACATTGTGGGGCTTTAAGAAAAAATAAAATTGTGAGAATGGCATTTGCAGCCAGTTTCGGAAGTGCACTCATTGAACTGCTGAACATTCTGCCGTTCGTGTTTTATATCTGGAGTGCAGAGTCAGGAACCTGTAAGACGGTTACGATTATGGCTGCTATGTCAATCTGGGGAAACCCCAGGATGGGCGGCCTGGTCAAGACCATGAATACAACCAAAGTCGGAATTATGAGGAGTGCGGCATTTCTTTATTCCATTCCCTTTGCCGGCGACGAATTACAGACATTAAAGGATAAATGGACATCGAACTTTGATCAGCTTATTTATCAGATAACGGAAGGAATTGATAAGGTTCGCGGCAGGGCGGCCGGGGGTGTTGAGGAAACCAAGACCTGGCATAACAGTT